CCTGCGTACTCGCCACCACGGCCACCTCTGGGCTGGTGACGGTGGCTCGGGTCGCCGCATGCACGCGCACCTCGTTGCCGGAGTTGATGTCGATGACCTGGCCGCGCTTGAACTGGATCACGTCGCCTTCGTCGGTGTAGAGCGCGACCTCCCCTGCGGCCAAGTTGCGGATGCGGTACCTGCGATCGCCGACCACGAAGGCGACGGTGTGCGAGCGCCGCCCACCAAGACTCGCGATCATGGCCTCGGCGCCCTGGTGCGGCCGTGCGGTGAAGCCGTAGGGCTCCACGTGCTCGATGCGGTCGAGGACCTCATCGGCGAACCCGGTAACCTGCAGCGCCTGGCAGAGGTAGCTCGAATCGACCAGGCGCACCACGGCGCGCGAGACGAGCAGCTGGACCCGCCTGGCTAGCGGTGCGAGCGCCTTGGCGACAAGACGACTCATGGCGCAGCCCCCGCGGCCGCGGGCATGTACTCAACCCACTCGGTCCCAGCGTTGTCAGGGTCGGGCTCAGGCAGCGGCACGAGGGCGAACGCCTCGGGGGGCATGACCTGCAGCTCGGTGCGGACACCCTTGTCGTCCAGCACGAGTTGCACGCTGGTGATGAGGAGCCAGTCGTCGATGCCGAGATAGCTGTCGCGGATGCGGACCAGCTCGTTCGGCGCCCACACGCCTTCGGCGTGAGACCAATTCGGCACGGTGTAGGCGATGACTTGCGAGCGGCCCCAAGCGGCGTTGCGCTGCCACTCCGCGCGGCGCTGACAGTCAGCCGTGGTGACCGGCCCCTCGGCCAGCTTCACGGTCGGGCGGTACCGGGTGACGCGTGCATCGGTTGCCTGGCCGAACAGCGCGGCCGAGGCCTCGCCGAAGTTCTCGTCCCAACCGCCCTGCTGGCCCTGCACCACGTAGACCGAGTGACGGTCGCGATAGGTGAACGTGCCGGCAGCGCTCATCACGTTCTCGCCGAGCGTGATGGGTGTGGTCAGACGCCGCCCGCCAGCGCGGGCAATCAGCATGGCTCCGTCCGGGGCGCTGAGTAGACGCAGCGCGCGGATCCGCGCCAACTCCTCCAAGAACTCCCAGACCGTCTGCCCAGGCTCGTAGGCGACAGAGCGAAAAGCATCGCCGGTATCGGGTACGGCCAGGCGCACGTCGACGCCGAAGGGCTGGGCAAGCGCGACGGCGATCTGTTGCAGCGTCTGGCCGGCGAACTGACGGCGCTCTCCGGGCAGAGCGCAGTCCACCAGGTCGGCGAGCTTGGAGCGGCCGACGACCGACACGCCGTGTCGCGCGCCGTCGTAACTCGGGGCCACGTCGTCGACGTGGCCAGTGATGACAGGCTCGCCATCGAGCAACACCTGGCAGGGTGCCCCAGCGGCGATCGGGCGCGGCGCGGAGTCCGCCTCCCAGCGATCGGTCAGACCCAGCTCGAAGACGTCGCAACCCTGCTCGAGAGAGCGGCGCACGCGCACCTCCAGCCAGCCGCCGTAGCGCACGCCGTCGACCAGGAGCAACAGCTCACTCATCGCTCAGCACCTCCAGCGCCTGGCCGCCCGGGACGAAGCCAGGGTGGCGCACGCGGTTGCGCGTCACGATCTCCTCGGCGCGTGTTGCATCGGCGTAGATGCGATGAGCGACGACCAGCATCGGCAGCGTCGCCGGTGGCGTGTAGCTCGTGACTCGGGGCAGCGCGGCGCCACGCTCGGCGAGATCCCGAGCAATCGCGGCACGCAAGCTCGAGAGTTCCTGGTAGACCACATCCGAGACCGGACGGCCGTCGACGTCGCTCACGGCCTCAAGCTGGGCGTCGATGCCGGCGACGAGCTGCTCGCGCACAGCGAGTGCATCCTGAGCGGCGTCGAACTCCATGCCGCTCGCAGTACGGCAGGCCTCGCAGACACCGATGCGGCGCATGAGCCAGAACGTGGCCTCGGTGTTCGCACCTTGGCGTCGGCGGTTGGCGGTGGTGGGCGCAGCGACGCGCACGTCCTGACCGACCTCGAAGAGCCGTTCGTAGAGGGCGAGCATCTGCTCGGCGACGTCCGCGGCCTTGGCGACATCCTTCACGGCATCGAGCAGGGCGCCGCCCAGGCTCGATGGCGCGCGCATCACGCTACTCGCACCCTCGGCGATACCATCGAGGGCGCTGTCGGCCGCGGCGAGTGCCGTGCCGAGATCCGCTTGCACCTGGTCAACACTGTACTGCGCCTGGCCGCTGACGTCGTAGGTCGCGGCGAAGTCTTCCAGCGCTGCCGCCTGCGCGGCATCGGCCGCACCGGCAACGGCCGCGGCCGTGTCGATGGTGCGGACCGGGAAACGCAGCTCGCCAGACTCAATGCAGGTGAGGGAGAAGCGGCAGATGCCGCCTTCGCGCGTGCTCTCGCTCTTGCTCGCGCGCACCACCGTGACTTGCATGGTGCCGTGGTACGGATGCACGAGCGTGCCGGCGCCCGGCTGCTCGATCGCAGCGATCAGCGCATCACGGTCGCGGTCGTAGTTCGAGCCGAGCACATAGACGGCGATGGTGAACTCGCGCGCACGCCGGCCGAGGTCCTCGGCCCAGGGCGAGTCGCGGCGCGGGAATTGATGTAGCTCAACTCGACGGCCGAATTGCATGCCGTCCGACTCGATAAGGAAGGCCACTCCTCGGAACGAGCCACCAGGGGCAAAGCGCTCGCGCCAGGTCATGGTAGGCTGACCTCAGTACGGTCGCTCAAACGGAGTTTGAGATGCGATTGATCGTTGTTCTTTTGGCGCTGACCTTCGGCGGCGCGGCGTTCGCCAAACCCATCGATCTGCCGGTCAACGACCTGCCTTGGACCGAACATCAAATCCTGGTCGATTCGGACGACCTGTTTGCCTACGCCTTGCTCGCCGCGAGCATGGGTCTTGAGTTCGACCGGACCTATGGCTACCGGGAGTGGGCTGACGCGACAGCCGCCAACGAGATCGGCATTGCTGGCCAATACGAGCCTCTGCTCCTCTCGACCGGGGGCAACCTGTTCGATGCGGAGGCAGCAACCCGTGCGGCAAACACGCCACTGCACTGGGAGATGATGTACGTCGCCAACCACGACATCACGATGATTTGGGCTATACGCAACGACGGCGAACGCAGCTTCGTGCGACTGCTCAAACTGGCCCCAGGTCGCGTTCCTGATCTGCATCTGCGCTGAGGTCACGGCCCGGCCATGATCGGGCCGGTGTCGGCCTCGATCTCGAAGTGGGGGTTGTCGGATCGCAGCTCGCGGATCCGCGGTACGCCGAAGCCCGAGCCGCCGTCGATCTCGACCACCAGCTTGCCGCCGACCTGCATCTTCGCTGCGTCGGCCGCGCTACGCTCGCCAGCCGCAGTGCGTTGCTCGCGCTCGTGGAGTACTTCGTAGAGCAACGTGCCGATCGAGTTCTCCCGGCCGGAGACCGCCCTGATGCCGCGAGTAATACCCTCGTTGATCAACGTACCGATGCCGTAGCCGACGGCCCCGGCTGCACCGACCGCGCCGGCACGTCCCGCCAAGGCACCCAGTCGGCCAGCGCGACCTGCAGCACCGCCGCCGAGACCGGGCCTCATATTTGTGACGAAAACAGGAACTACGCCCGCGGTTCCGGGCAGGCCGCTTCCCGCGCCACCCGCCCCTCCACCTGCAGCGCCCTTGATCCGTTTGCTCAAGAGGTACACCTTGCGCGCGGCTATCCCTGCGCCGCCGAGCACTGCGAGCCACTTGGCGACCTTCATCCAGCGCTGCACGGTGCCAGGCTCGATGGAGTTGAGCGCATCGGCAGCCGCTTGGATCGGTTCGACGAGATTGCTGTCCGCGAACTGCCGCCAAGCGGTGGAGAGGTTGGCGATCGTCCCAGCCGCATCAGCCGCGGCTCGCGCCGAATCGCGCATGGTCGTTGCCCCGTCGCCTTGCGCCGACATGAAGTCAGTCATGCGCTGGGGCGTGAGCGCGTTGAAGGCGCGGATCGATTCGTCGCCGAAGACCTGACCGAGCAGAGTTCGCCGGCCACCCGTGCGCCGGAGGATGTCCAGCAGGATCTCGTTGATCGGCCGTAGCACCTCGGCGCCTGGCTGATGCGGATCGAAGACCTGGATGCCGCCCGCCTGCAGCATCTTGAGCTTCTGAGTGTCCTGCAGTTCGGCCAGGATGCGCTCGAAGGCTGTGGCGGCCTGTTCGGCTGATCCCGTGCCCATGCGGATCACTTGTAGCGCCGCCCCCATCTCGCGCAGCACGGTCGCACCAT